CTCATCTTCACAATCTATTCTCCTTCCCTGACGCAATTATCACAGCGCAGTGTCTGGCGGAACACAGTATTCTAGTCAAGCGATTACACACTATTTCAGTGTAGGTCGTCTAATAGAGTCGAATATTGTTGCCAACTTCTTCAAAGAAGAGGAAATAGATCACGACAGGATTATCAACATCCAATTAAGGATATAAACCTTCTGTCAATGAGAACCATACAAACCCTGAGCGAAAGCTCCACCTCACCTGTAATAATATTATGCCTCAATAGAAGAGGAAGGATTATTCATTTCTCCGACGTACACAAGCCAAGAACCACTCTGGATTTTCACCAGCAGCAGGATAACTTCGTACATCTCAAGAACCATGAATAATAGCTCACATCGATATGCGTATCATGTGACTCCTTCTTCCCAATCTAAAGGGGAATAGGTCATAATATAATGAACATTACAGGGAGGTGTCCGGAGGACTATTCCGGCATTCTACCAACGGCGGATGGAGTGGTCGAATCAGAGTGACATCATGTCCAGAGCATATGGTTATACACAGTGGGACCCCTTTCGGGATACCATGGAATACCCATAGGCTCTGAAAATAATGATCTGATTCGACACGGTAGGAACGGTTGAGCAACCGAGAGATTATTGAGCGTATTGGCAAGCAAAGGTGGAGGTAAGCCCCCCTCTACACGAGCAGCTCTCCAGCTGTTCGCATTTTGCCACAACACTCGCGTCGCACCTTCTTTTGGTGTTTCGAATACCCGTTCGTCTGAAGCAAAGACATCGTAACACATAGCCGCGTACACCTGTTTCCAGTTGTCCGCTACTTCGTGATCGATGTCCTTTGAATACTTCAGAGGGATAGGTAGACGTTGCATTACAAGTCGATGCGTCGCCCATGGTGCTTCCACAGGTGCTTTTCCAACAGGATACTTCAGCTTCCCCAGTTCATCACGGGGAGAGCGGACTATCTTGTTGGCGATCTGCAGATCGAGCCTACTAGGACCCCATTGGAACTCCCGTACATCATCCTTCCGCTTTGTCTTACGACAAAGTGGACTGATACGTATAGGACGTTCCTCATGGATTCCATAGGGCTCAAGGTCTGCAGTCTCGCAAGCCTGAGGCACGGTTGGCAGACCTACGCCACCCAGTGCTTCTGGAACAAACCAAGGAATATCTCTCAGTTGATTTAACTGTTGTCGGTGATGACTCAAAAAGAGTCGCATGACACTCTCTCGTAATTCCAGAGGACAATTACGAATCAGATCACGGCAGCGCGCGCCAAGTGAAATTTTTGCATCAGCAACAACATCTAACCCGACTTTCTCACCTGATCTTTTAAGACCATAGAGGAGACCGAGATTGATGTATTGCCCTTGCTTAAACCACATTTGACGTGTGATACCTGATTCCGAATCGTATTCGTCCACTGGTGTATCGAGCTTCTTAAAGTTAGTCGAATTAATTTGGGCAAAAGCCTTAGTTAAAAACGTCTTTCCAAGAGAAGTCTCGAGACCTACGAAAGCAGTCATGCGCTCCCATATCTTATGTCCCGCCTTTGTAGTGCGGAATACAACATCGTCGCCATTGATCATTAAAGAAGTATTCGACAAGGAAAAAGATCTATCCTTGTCAACTTCCAATGACCAACGGCACATTGCTGCATTCGCTATACAAAGTATAGGAAATGAGATAACTGAGCCCATCAACTGACCCCACCGTTGTGGTGCACTGCCCCCATCGTGAAGATTTATAATGTTATGAATCAAGTTGTCCACAAATAATTTACGTTCCACAGGTTTCAGACCTATCTCGTCGGCAATAGCCAACGCGATAGTTTCAGAAACCCAGGGAGCGAGATTGTCTGTGGCTGCAGCATAGTCACCTGAAAGATAATATTCATCGACACCCAACCGTTTCCCTAACCGACTCTGGATGAGCCGGGGGGTTACGGGGGTTCCAGTCAAAGTAAAGACTGGATGTCGTGATAATATCTTCCACATGAATTTCTGCAGTGGTCGTAGTACCTGGGTAGTATAGGGGGCCCCCTTCGTTATAACGCGAACCTTTAATGACTCAG